CTTCTCATACTTATTTCTAGATGAAGCTGCATATCAAACAGAAGATGCATGGAAACGTGCTATTCAACCAACAGCCCTAGTACATGGTAAAAAGTGTGTCCTATTCTCTACACCTCGTGGTCGTCAATCATGGTTCTATGAGATGTTTCAAATGGGTCAAGACACATCATACCCTTCACATACTTCAGTTAGGATGGAACAATATGATAATCCTTATATTAATATGGAAGAAGTCGAAGCTGCTAAGAGATCATTACCTGATGCTATCTTTAGAGCTGAGTATTTAGGTGAATTCTTAGAAGGTGAATCACAAGTATTTCAAAACTTTAACTCTAATACATTTGATAGATTTCCAAGACCTCAAGGTAAATGTTATATGGGTGTTGATTTAGCCCAATCTGGCGACTACACTGTTGCAGTGGTAATGGACTCTTCTGGTGCAGTCGTAGATATTTACCGTGATAATCATAAGGAATGGGAAGACATGTCGACCAGAATCATCCAATTAGCTCAGAAGTATACAGCTACTCTAATGATAGAAACAAATAGTATGGGAACTGTCGTCCTAGAGGGTATTCGTAAAAGATATCAAGATGCACATGGTTTTAACACCTCAAACCAATCTAAGAGAGACATAGTCGAGTCCTTGATTATGGGTTTCAATGATGGCTCTGTTAAGATACCATCAGCTACTCTGTATCCTGAACTACATAGAGAACTCGAAGTATTTGAGATGACATACAATCCACAATCCAGATCTATTAAATATGCAGCACGTCCACCGTTTCATGATGATATTGTAATTGCACTTTCAATTTCTAACTGGAACAGGTTACAAAACAAACAATATGGACAATATGCTATCCAAGGTAATAGTAACAAGACAGACTCAGGGTTTAAGTACTTGTAGTAAATTAAGATAGATAATTCAATAGACTATAAATTTATATTTATTAGTATGGCAGTTAAATTAACAATTAATGATACCAAGTTAGAGTTACCCTCGAGACTATCAATTTCACAGTGGGAAGCTCTACTTAAATGGGACTATGCAGATGTCAAAGATTGGCCATATATTTTAGCCTGTGTCTTAGAAACAGATGCAGAGCAATTTAAATCTGCAACTCTAGATAGTATGACTCTAGCTATATCATTTGTTATAGTCTTGATGAATGCTCGAGCTAAAACTGATATCAAAGACTTTAATACTATTAACTTTGGAGAGTTTGTAGATCTAGATATTTGGATTACTAATGGTGTAGAAAAACATATAGATGAGATTATAAAGTGTCTACAAATTAGAACACCATGGTCTGATGAAGCTCTATGGATCATAGAACAGTATCAGAAATTCAGAGTGCATACATACAGATCATACGCCGCTCTATTTGGTTTAAATGACAAACCAGAAGACAGAGATGAAGAAGACTTAGACGACGTAGATCCACAAAAGATAGCTAAAGGTTGGTATCGCATCATAGTAGATCTTGCAGACAATGACGTCCTAAGATTAGATGCCATTACAGAACAACCATTAAAGAAGATACTTAACTTTATGAGCCTTCGTAAGGAACTACAGTTAGAAGAGAACTTTAAACAATTACAACAAAAGAGACAAAATGACTTATCAAGAAATCGTAAATAGGATCCAATCAGTAGTCGACAACCACTTTCAGTTAGCTGATTTTGGTTATGGCGACCTCAGTGATTTAAAAACTAGATTTGAGAATACTAGCGGAGACTCAGCAGTACAAGCAGATTACCCATACCTATTCTTAAATCCAGGTACACACTCTCGTTCAGGTTCAACTATTACTTACAACTTTAATATGATTGTAATGGACATGACAAGAGGTGAAGTAGATGACCAACCATATAACAACCAGTTAGCTATTCAGAGTCAGTGTCAGCAAATGATTGATGATGTCTTAGCAAATCTATATTATGGTTTTAAAGATCTACCAGAAGTAGTTAGAACTAATATTAGTTATCAACCATTTAATGAGAGATTCCAAGATGCAGTTAGTGGTATGACAGCAAGTCTAAGTATAGAAGTACCTCAAGGTCTAAATGATTGTATCGCACCTATTCAAGAATGGGAATTAGTAGATAGTTTCCAAATACCAGCACAGACATATGATTATAACTTTGGTAATATGGTTCAGTGGTTAATACCACAAGCTATTGAGACTTACAAAATAGAATGGGATGTAAGACTAGGTAATGTCGCTCCATTTACAACTGGTGGTACTGCACCATTTGATGTGCCATACTTAACTATATGGCAAGGAACTGATTCTCCTAAATTCTTTGCACAAGAGGCATATGATTCTCAGACTGTTAATCTACAAGCTATAGTAGGAGATACTATTATTAGTTTAGAGGATGAAGGACCAGATGACAACACACTTTTCGTAGGACTTGGTTATGATCCTAATCAATACTATCCTGATACTAGTGAAGTGCCTGTAAATATACCAACGATTAGTAACGTAGTATTTGGTACAGTTAAAATATATAGACTAGTCTAATGAGTAAATCAGTTGATGAATTTATCGGTGAATTACAAGAGTTTGGTAGACGTGCAACAGATCTATCAGATATCTTAACTGGCATAGGTCAAGAGATAACGGCTGACCTAAAAGCAAAGGCACCAAAAGGTAAAACAGGTAACCTAACCGCAAGTATATCATTTCAAGTTACACAAGACTCACTAGCATTAGAGATGTTAGATTATGGTGTGTTTCAAAACTATGGTGTAAATGGAACTGATGAGAATGCAAACACCGAAGCAACAGAAACTAGTTTTGTTGGTTCTTTCGGGACAATACCTAAAGGACACACATTTAAATTTAAAAAACAAACTATTGGTGGATCGCTACCATTTCCTGTTAGAAGATCAATTGCAGAGAGAGGTTTAAACAGACAAAAATTCTTTGATGTAAATGATCTCATCGCAGAAGTAGCACTAAGAATAGAAGAAGAAATAAACACATTTGAATAATTATGGCAATTAACGTAGAACAAACACCAAACGGCGAAGCAGCAGCTGGCTCTTTTGAGCCCTTTGATTTGGCATATGGTCCTAATCCAATTACATTATCTAATATAGATACTGGCTTTACTAAATATGTAGTAAGAATTCTTGTAGTAGGTAATCCTGATCCAATAGCAGAACTTAGACAAACTCCTAACAGACAAGGTAAGGCTATCTTTGATATTCAGAATATCTTACAAAATTATGTAGGACCATTATCAAATGATATAGATAGTTTACATTTTGATCTCGGTGGGTTTGTTGCACAGAATACACGTATGGCACTCGCTGGTCCAACTCTATTAGAATATCAGATTCAATACAGTCAAGAAAATGACGGTGTAATAGATCCTGCAGGATTTACAACTATATCTAATATCTTTACATGTATTGCAGGTAGTAAACAATATTTTGAAGTACCATTTAATACAGATCCATATAGACCTGAAATAGAAGGTGATGACTCAAATCCAGTATGTTCAGTAATTGAAAGAGCAGCTGGTCCATTATCAGATAATATGTGGACTATACCTGACACTGCAACTGGAGATACACTACTTACAGCAAATGGGGGTTATCCTAGTATTGGTGGTATTGATATGCACAATGTGTATATGGATGATCAATGTACTAAATCATTTTATCAGAAAGTTCAATTAGGGTCACCGATACCAGCACCTAATGTAAATGGTATTGAAGCTTTTTATGTGTTACAGTTTAATTATGCAGGTGCTATTATTTCTAATAACATCTTAGCAAATACACAATCATCTGGAGGAGGACCTAACCTTTCAATAGGACAAGGTACTGGAATTAGTGGACCATTTCAAGTGATCACAGTTGCATCAGGACCTGCTAACTTTCCAGTAGGTGTACTTCAACCTAGTTGTACACACTATTATATAGTACCAGTAGTGTATGGTCCAGTATCATGTTCACCAGATGGTCAACAACAAACACCTCTAATGAACGCAGCTGCATGGAGAGCTCAAAGATATAACATTGCACATAAAAAGATTTATAGTGGTCAAGGTGTTGTCATAGGTATAGAGCAATTATCAGCTGAGTGTAATGACTATTCACACATCCAATTTGCATGGCAAAACTCATTAGGTTATAGAGATCAGTTTACATTTACTAAGAGAGTAAATCATAACACTAATACAAGAAACAATAACTTCTTAAAAGGAGCTGCAGATTATAATGGAACCAATTACTCAGTAGATCTACAAGACAGAGGTTATACTACATACAGTCAAAAGATAGAGAATGATTTTACTGTTATGTCTAACTATATGAATGATGAAGAAGCACAACTACTAAAACACTTACATCAAAGTGCAGAAGTAAAGGTTAGATTTGCATCAGGACCTTATGCTAATCAATGGGTTCCTGTTGTAATTACTAAAACTAGTTATAACCAAAAAACAATTAGAAAAGATAAACTATTTCAATATACAGTTAATTTCAGATTAGCGTCTAACACTAAATCAATGAGAGGATAATATGATACAATTAAAATGTCTACCATTTGAAGGAGCTGATCCTAGCACATCTATTTTTATAGAGTTGTATGAGACACAGCCAATTAAACTTACATTATCAATAGAAGATGTAACCAGTGCTGATGCTACTTCAGTATTTAGTAGAACATTTAAAGTACCTGCAACCAGAGTAAATAATATATTCTTTAAGAATGCATTTGCAATCGATGGTACAGACTTTGATGTTACTATAAAGAAACCAGCAGAGATCTTAGTAGATGGTGCTGAGTTTAAGACAGGTCACGTGCGCCTACAGAAGATCTATATTAATGAAGATCTAGATAAGATAGATTATGAATTACTCTTCTTAGGAGAGACGAGAGACTTTAGCTCTGCTATTGGTGAATTGACTATGTGTCAGTTAACTTTAACAGACTTTCAGTGGGAAGATGCAGCTGGTAATGTAGTCTTAGATTATGGAATTGGTTCATCTAGTAATGCAGTAGCTAAATACACAGAAGTAATTGATCAAGCTGTATTAGAGTCCAGTTGGAATGCATATCCTGGTGGTTATGGAGCACCAAATGCCTATGATCCAACTCTTGGTATACCACCAACTGCTACACAGTTAACTGCAGGACACATTGATGGAGATCTTCTTTTTCCATTGATCGATCATGGTAATGCTTATGATAATAATGATACTTTATCTAAACTAACTATATCAGGTAAAGGTATGCCTAATAGTTTTTGTGATGCTAGTGCTCAAGGAGTTGGACTAGATGTTAGTAGATTTAAACCTATGTTTAGATCTAAAAGAATATGGGATCAAATATTTCAGAATGCTGGTTATACATATGAATCAGATTTCTTAAACTCTCCTACATTTAAACAAATGTATGTTAGTGCTTTTGGTAATATAGAAAATATTGGTTATACATCAACACAACAAACTAGTGGTGTGTTCAACGCCTTCTCTGGAGGTAACGGTGAGAATGATGTTAACAGTTACATGTATTGTCCTAATATAGTTTTTAATCATCCTAATTATTTTATTGGAATTACTGATACTGGAAGTCAAAGTGGTGGTTCTTATTTTAATTCAACTGGTGCTAGTAGTATAACACCTGGTGCTGAAGCTTATTATAGTTTCGATTGTGGTGCACAAGTAGATGCACAACAAGAAAACTCAGATACAGGTTATACAGATATAGACTCTAGAGTTGTTTTATGTCTAGTAGATAGTGTAGGTGGTTCTATTCTACAAACACTTGCAACAGGTAACTGGGCTACAGGTGGAAACTGGTCGAGTCTTAGTTTTGATAGTAGACAATTAAGTGCAGGAGATCAAATAGGTGCATCAGCTATTTTCCAAGTCTTTATAGAAAGTTACAATGGTTCTCAATCTCAGGGTCCTTCAAATGTAGGTCAAGCATATTGGCATTGTAATGCTGCACCTGGTGAATACAATCCAGTTAGAGACTTAGATTGTGAATATCAACAAATTGATTTTATCAAAGATATTATTACTCAGTTTAGATTAGTAATGCAACCAAGTACTACTACACCTAATCATTTTATTATTGAACCATGGCAAGATTTCATTGGTTCAGGAGATGTTTATGATTGGACTAGTAAATTAATTAGAGAAAAAGATTTTATAGCAGAACCTTTATTTAACACACAGTCTTCGCAAATAGAATTTACACATGCAGAAGATCAAGATTTTATTAATAAGTTTCATCAAGATAATCAAAAACATGCTTATGGTTGGTTAAGGTTTGATTCACAAAACGAATTACTAAAAGGTAAAAGAGAAATAAAAGTAAAAGGTATAGCACCAACTCCTATTGATCAAATAGTACAAGGTGGTTCACATCTAGATCCTGAATTTATATTACCTCAAATATTTGATGCTGATGGTGACGATGCAGCTAATAATCCCAAGAGAGTTGCTATTAAACCTAAGACTAGATTTCTTTTCTATAATGGTAAACAACAAATAGACAACCTTCATTTTCACTGGTTCCTTGCTACTAATGCGACAGCATATGGCTATTACCCATTAGTTAGTAGCTTTCAATGGTGGCCTGTTCAAAATATAGCAGGAGATCCAGCTGCTACACCGCCAGTACCAGCTTTGAGTACACTTACTCTTGATTTTGCTAATGATATTAAATATTATTTAGATCCAAATCCAGGTTCAGAGTATCTTGAGACACCTAATACTTTATTTAACAACTATTGGGGTCGTTATATTTCATCTTTATACAATAAATTTAGTAGAAAGATTACAGCATACTTTACACTCAATAGTGTAGATCTACAAAACTTAACATTTGATGATGTTATTTTTATAGATGGCAAGTATTATAGACCTGAAAAGATTATAGATGTACAAATAGGTAATAGAACTGCAGTTAAATGTGAATTAATTACACTAAAAGATCAGCGAGTATTTTGGCCTAACGAACCTCTAACAGGTTTTAGTATTATAGAATATGATGGAACATGTTTTGGAGATAATGGTGAGATCCAAGTAACTACCAATGGTACACCTCCATTTACTTGGACTATAACAGGAACTGGTCAAACAGGTGTCTATAACGCACCAGTAGGTGCAGGTACATATATCTTTACAGTTCCTAACGTACCATTAGGTCAAGACGAATTAGTAGTTGTAGATACATTTGGTAGAACTAGTATTGTTGGATTTACAATCGCTAATAATAATTCAACACCTGTTACTGGTGCTGCACCTATAGTTACAAATCCAACAGATTGTGGTCCTGCACCATGTAATGGTTCTATAGAGGTTACTGCAACTAGTGGAGCAACACCTATTGATATAATTTATCAAGATGGTTATACTGCCGTTTTACCAGATACTAGAACAGGTTTATGTGAAGGTGATTACTTATATTATTTAGAAGATAATAATGGATGTCAATCTGCTGTAGAAACTGTTACTTTAACATGTGATTCTGGTGTACAAAATTATGAGATTAGAGAACTCTTAAATAATTGTCAACAAGTTTCAACAAATCCATTAGTAGCCACTTATGCAAGTCAACTACAAGCAGGTGATGTAGTTCAAATAATAAATGATATTAGATGTTATGTAGTTATTGGGATTACACAAGATGCAGCTGAATATCAAATAACTACAGTATATGCTGATTGTGAAACATGTGAAACTGCTTCTGGTAATTTTACAAGTTATCAAGTAGAAGCATGTGATGATCAAGGTGTTTATAAATATGTAGATCTCGCAGTAGTCTTAGCAAATAATCAAGTTGTAGAACTAGTGGGTGTACAAGGTTGTTGGATAGTAAGAGGAACTAGTTTAAATGTAGCTGCAGAATCTGTACAAGATCTATTTAAAGACTGTGCTTCATGTGCAACTGGTTTTACATATTATGCATATGCTTGTGATACTCAATCGTTCCCACATAGACAGTTTGATAGTGCAACACAATTAAATGTTGGTGGAGTCTATAAGATACAAGATGGACCTAATGCTGGTATATGTGTAGAGATATTACAATTACAAGATCCTGTAGGTAATAATGATTCACTTAACCCTACACAGTATTTAGATTGTGATGATTGCCAAGGTATTACACCACCTCCAGCACAAAAATGTACTACTCTTAATAATACTGGTTTTGTAAATCAAACTTATAGTTACACATTTAATGGTACTACATATAGTAATCAATCAATTGGTTCTGGTCAATCAGTTACCATTTGTGCAGAATTTGGTTCAGTAACAGTTAGTGATCCTAGTGTTCAAATTAATGTAAGTTCAACAACATGTACATCAGAAGCACAGTGTAGCCTTGCAACATGTATAGAATACATTATTACTAATAACGGTGCAATACCAGAAGGTAATTACAAATACACAGATTGTGATGGTAATCAATTAATTGGTACTTTAGCATTTGGTAATTCAATTACTGTATGTGCACGTAAACCACCTAAACCTACAGCTGGTTTAGATGTAGAAGCAACAGACCAATTTTGTATATAATAGATAATTCAATAGACTAATAATTTATATTTAATAGTATGGCACAAGATGTAAAGATAATATTTGAAGTAGAAGGAATTCAAAAAACAGTCACCTCTGTTGAAGAATTAGAAAATGCTTTAAAAGATGTAGAGAAACAGTCGAAGAAAACTGAGAAAACTTTAGAGAAAACTGCTAAAGAAGCCCAAGATCTTGGTAAATCAGGTCAAGAAGCAGGAGAAGCTGCTGAAGGTGGTATCAAAGTTATTGATGAAGCCTTTGGTGGTATAGGAACCAAGATTAAAGAAGTTAGTAAAGGTATAAAGGCCATGGGTAAAGGTCTGGTTACCTCATTCAAATCTGGTGTCAAAGGAGCTTCAGCTTTAAAGAAAGGTCTAATTGCAACTGGTATTGGTGCCATTGTTGTAGCACTTGGTTTAATCGTTGCATATTGGGATGATATTATTGGTGCTATTAGTGGTGTTAGTGCAGATCAAAAACAATTACTTGCAGATACACAAGCTACAGCCGCAGCTAGACAACAGAGTTTAGATGCTACTACTAGTTCTGAAAATAGTCTGAAATTACAAGGTAAATCTGAAAGAGAAATCAGAGATCTTAAAATCCAACAGACTGATGAAGTTATTTCAGCAACAGAACAAGTCTTAGAACAACAAAGACTACAAACTAAGGCACAAGAGGAGGCAATGCAAAGAAACAAGGACATTGCACAAAACGTTATACGTTTCTTAATGGCTCCTGTTACTTTATTACTAAAGACTGTTGATATGATGACAGCTGCAGTTAGTAAAATACCAGGTATTGATATTGCAACTAACTTAGAAGATGCAGTGACTGGTGGTTTAGCTAATCTACTTTTTGATCCTGAAGAAACTGCGGAAGCAGGTGCAGCAACTGTTGCAGAAACAGAAAAACAATTAGCAGCTCTTAAAAATAAAAGAGATGGTTATAAGTTACAAAATCAAGCAGACGAAACTAAAGCAAGAGAAGAAAAGTTAGCAGCAGATAAAGCAGCAGAAGATGAAGCTATAGAAAATGCTAAACAAAAAGCACAAGAACTAGCAGATCTAAAGAAATCTATTAGAGACGCAGAGGCTAACTCAGAAGCTGAACAGAGAGCTAAAGCTTTAGAAGACTTAGATTTATATTATGAAGAATTAATCCTAAAGGCTGAAGAACAGGGTATACTGACAGATGAGTTAGAAAAGAGTCAATTAGAAGCCAGTAATGCACTGAAACAAAAGTATGCAGATGAAGATAGTGCAAGAGTAGCTACAGCTAAAAAAGAAGCTAAAGACAAAGCTGATTATGAAAAGCAACTAGAAAAAGATGTTGCTGATGCAAAATTAGATGTGGCAGGTAATGCATTTGGAGCTATAGCTCAACTTTCGGGAGAGTCATCGGCAGTTGGAAAAGCTGCTGCGGTTTCTGCCACGGTTATCAATACTTATAAAGGTGCACAATCAGCTTATGCTGATACAGTCGGTGGTCCTATTATTAAAGGTATTGCAGCGGCAATCGCTGTCGCAACAGGTGCTTTAAGTGTTAAGAAAATCATCTCAACAAAGACACCTGGAAATAAGACAGCACCAGGAGGTAGTCAAACAGCACCCACACTACCTTCTGGACCTCGTTTTGATCCTACAGAAGCATTAGCATCTGCAACACAGGGTCAAGAAGCAGAAAATGTAGTTACTTTAGGTGACCAACAAGGTAGTAGTGGTGCTAATGTGATTAGAGCATATGTTGTTTCAGATGAAATGACATCGCAACAAGAAGCAGATGCTAAAATATCCGACTTAGCACGATTATAAATTAGATACATATTAATATGAGCAGCAAAATAAACAAGATAGTAGAGTTACAAGTAGAAATAGATGATATTTCTGAAGAAGAATTTGAGGATGTTGGAATAGAAATCATGTCTTTAGTAGAAGAACCAGCAATTGGTGTACATTGGGCAGTATTTGCTGCAGAACAATTTGTAGATAAATTACCTGGTGAGTCTGAAGACAAGTATTTAGGACGTTGTATTCCTCAATTAATCAAAGAAGGTTATGACGAAGAACAAGCTACTGCTATTTGTTATAATAGTTTCAAAGAAGATCAACGTAAAGATGAATTTGAAATTAATACAGACCAATTACCTGATTATACAGATCAATTGTTTCCTACTAAGGCACTCGCAGAAGAGGCTGCTAAAGCTATGGGTTGCTCAGGATCTCACACACATGATGTAGAAGGTACTACTTATTACATGCCTTGTGAAACACACGACGAAATGTTTTTACCAGAAAATCCATGCACTGCAGGTTATGTTGCGTATGGTACTAAAATAAAAAATGGTAGAGAAGTTCCTAACTGTATTCCTATTACTAACTCTATGGAATTTGAATCTTTTACAGATTATCCAGAAGGTGCAAGAAATAATGCTAAGAGAGCCATTGAATGGAAAGAAGAGAATGGTAGTGATTGTGGAACTCAAGTAGGTTGGACACGTGCAAGACAATTAGCAGATGGTAAACCTATCTCAGAAGAGACTATAGCACGTATGGCTTCATTCGAAAGACATAGACAACATAGTGATGTTCCATATACAGAAGGTTGTGGAGGTATTATGTGGGATGCTTGGGGTGGAGACTCTGGTATTAGGTGGGCACAAACAAAGTTAAATAAAATTAGAGAAGAAAAACTACAAAAAGCTATTTTAGAGATGGCTTCTCAGAGTGATTTTGGTGAAGTCTTAGACATTGAATTAACATCATATGTAAATCTATCTAAAACTAATTTCGAGACGATTGGCGAATACCTAAGAGGTGCTGATGCGTTAGATGTGTTATCTAGAATCAGTGCTAATGCAGGTGAAGAAGTACCTGAGCAACAATTCAGATATACTGGACCATCTGCACAAAGAAACTTTTGTAGAGCCTTATTAGCATTAGGTAAAATCTATACTAGATCAGAGATTAATAGAATGAACTCTATCAATAGTGGATTTGCAGAAGCTGGTAAGTTCTCATATTCAGTATTTGAATACGCTGGGGGCGTGAATTGCACCCACTGGTTTGAGGCCGTTCGCGTATTTAGAGGTCTTGGAGGTAGAAATGTAGTTATCTCAGAAGGACCTGCAGCAGGAGATGCTGGTAAAAGTCAAAATAGTAAACAACCATCACCTACAGGTTATGTAAGAAACAATGCACGTATGAGTAGTGAATGGAAGTTTGCAGAAGATGACGATCAAATGGTTATTACTGGACCTGCAATGAAGGCATTTCAAATGATACCACGTAGAGATGAAGATGGTAATGTGTTCCATGTTTATTTCTCAGATGAAACTATCAAAAAACTATCAGAAAAGTTTTTAAAACAACACAAACAACATATGACTGACATAGATCACTCTATGGAAGCAACAGAAGAAAATACATTATTAGAATCTTGGATTGTTGAAGATCCTGAAATGGACAAAGCTAAAGCATTAGGATTTAATCCAGCTAAAGGTGATTGGTATGTGTCTTATAAAATAAATAACAAGGAGACTTGGGAATTAATAAAAGAAGGAAAGCTGAATGGTTTTAGTATAGCTGGTCAGTTTCTAGAAAGAAATGCCAAATAAAATTATGATAACAGAAACAAAAGATACAGTTGCAAATGTAGTAACAGTTGCAGGCACAGGCAGTATGGTAATGGGTTGGAATGAAGGTCTTACTATGGCACTTCTAATAACAGGTATAGTATTTAATGTAGTCAGAATCTATGAGATTAGACGCAGAAGAAACAAAGAAGACAAATAAGTATGGAATGTACATGTAAGGTATGTCATTGTGGATCTACTACGACTAAGGAGTAATATAGGACTCTTTATAGATTATCTTAAAGATAAC